GCAACAAATTCGCGATGCTGTAGCAACAACGCTGACAGGTTTACCAACCACAGGCAGCAATGTCTTTGTATCACGCGTTTATCCCTTGGAAAGCGCATCGCTGCCAGGGTTAACTATCATGACCGATAACGATATCGCAGATATAGATAATACTTCAGCAAGCAGTGGCAATCGAATTGTATGGGCTAATCTCGGATTAATGATCAAGGCGCATGCACAAGAATCAGCAACAAATCTGGATAACACGCTTGATCAAATCGAAGTGGAAATAAGGCAAGCCTTATTGAGTGATATCACATTAGGGGATCTGGCAAAAGATATCTGGTGGATAAGTACTACGATCACGCTAGAAGGCGATAACGCAAAGCCCATCGGTTTAGCAGAAATTTTATTTAACGTCAGTTACAGGGTTGCAGCCAGCGATCCTAGCACTGTTTTACTGTAAAGGAGAAACGACTATGGCAACACACGCAGGCAGTGAAGGCATCGTCAAAAATGGCAATAATACGGTTGCTGAAGTCCGCTCTTGGACCATTGATATGACAGCAGATACCGTGGATACCGCTATTATTGGCGATGAATGGAAAAATCATCAAATAACCATGCGAAGTTGGAGTGGCTCCGCTAGCGCTTGGTGGGATGAAACCGACACCAACGGCCAAGCCGCACTCACCATTGGATCAAGCTTTGTTTTAAATCTTTATCCTGAAGGTGACGGCATGGGTGATACCTTTTTCGCAGGTACAGCCCTTGTCACCGGTCTATCGGTCACTGGTGCCCATGATAATGTGGTGGAAGCCAATTTCACCTTCCAAGGCACCGGCCCACTGGCGATTGATACTGTACCTTAAATCTAACGGAGAATTTTATGTCTATTTTAGAAAATGCAAAATCACACTTCAAAGAATTGGTCGCTGGCAATGGCATCAAATGCATTGAAGTAGCTGAATGGGGTGATAAAAATGCCCCTGCCAAAGTGTATTTCAAACCACTTGCCGCGCTACCCGTACAACAATTCAGTGAAGTCGCCAAGTTGGCCACACAAGAATCCGTGGAAGCCTTCGTCGACATTCTGATCATTCGCTGCTTAGATGAAAATGGCGCATCCCTCTTTAAAAAAGCCAATCGCTTAGAGTTATTGCGTCATGTATCACCCCAAGTGGTCTGCAGCATCATCACGCAAATGGGTGAGTTGGATAATTCGCTGGATCAAGTGAGTGATCTCGAAAAAAAATCCGATTAGATGTCGATCTCTTATGTATTTATGGATTGGCATCTCGCTTACATAAAACCGTTGGCGAGATATTAGCGATGCCCGCTGCTGAATTTTTTGGATGGTCGGCATATTTTAACCACTTAAAAAACGAGTCAAGCAATGGCAAGACCTGAAGCCCGTTATAACATTGTTGCAGTCGATAAGACGAAAGTTGCATTGGCATCGGTAAAGAAAAACTTATCCGGTGTTAAAAAGTCAGCGATATCGTTGAAGACTGCCTTTGTTGGATTGACGGCTGGCTTAGCAGCAGGCGCTGGATTTACGCAACTCATACAAAAAGGCCGCGAGTTTTCAGCATCAATTGCCGATTTAAGTGCAATCACTGGGGCTGTGGGTAAAGATTTAGAATTTTTAACCAAGGCCAGTAAAGAGTTTGGTCGCACAACAACTTTATCAGCAACCCAAGCGGCTGAAGCATTTAAATTGGTAGCATCGGCTAAACCTGACTTGCTGAGTAACGTCAAAGCGCTGAAAGCTGTCACTAAAGAGGCGATAGTCTTAGCCGAAGCCACAGGGTCAAGCTTACCAGAAGCCGCGAAAACACTAGGCGCTTCACTCAATCAATTTGGGGTTGAAGCCGATCAAGCAGGACGTTTTATTAATGTCTTAGCAGCTGGCGCTAAACTGGGTGCTTCTGAAGTCCAAGATACCGCACAAGCATTAAAAGATGCCGGTATCGTAGCTTCACAAGCAGGCTTATCTTTTGAGCAGACCAATGCGGCAATTCAAGCGCTAGCGAAGGATGCTATCAAAGGCCAAAAAGCCGGTGTGGGTTTGCGGAATATATTAACCATCCTGCAAACGCAAACGGACAACAGTATTAATCCTGCGATTGTTGGATTAAATAAAGCTTTAGAAAATCTAGCTAAGAAGAATTTAACCGCCACGCAGAAAGTTAAACTGTTTGGCCGCGAAACATTAGTTGTCGCCAACTCTCTGATTAAAAACCGCGATACGGTTGTGCAATTAAGCACAGCGCTACAAGGCACTAAAGTCGCTTATGAGCAAGCGAAAGTTAAAGCCGGATCGTTTGACGGACAATTAAAATCGCTGAGCAGTGCCATCGAAGGTGCGGCTCTGAATTTATTTGATTCATTAAAACCCGCTTTAACAGCTATTGTGCAAGCACTAACGGTTACTGCACGTTGGGTCGGTGAGAATATCAATGTCTTGACGGCATTAGCCAAAGTGGTAGCCGTAGGCGCTGTCTTGCATGTTGGGCTTAAAACCTTACCAGCAGTTATCGCGTTAACGACAACGGCGATACAAGGTGCGACTAAAGCGATTGCTGCCTTCCGCATTGCTCTGCTGGCGGGTATTCCTGCCATGAAATTATTTAATACCTCATTGGGTGGCACATCGGTGGCTGCAGTTGCCGCTACAGGTGCGTTAGGCAAATTGAAAATTGCTGCTGGCGTGTTATTTGCGGCCTTTGCGGGTTGGCAAATTGGCACGATTCTACGAGAGAAATTTGCCGTTGCGCGAATTGCAGGGCTTGCCTTTATCGGTGCGATGCTCAAAGGCTGGGAACATCTTAAATTTGGTGCGCAAGCAACTTGGGAAGCGATTACTGCTTCTTGGAGTATTGCCATTGACAATATGAAACAGCTATTTGCCTCATTCTTAAGTGGTGTGGCTAGCGCATTAAGTAAAATCCCCGGTCTTGGCAAAGTAAGTGAATCACTACGTTCTTACACCGAGGAAATAAAATCAGGTAAGACAGCCACACAACAGCTCAGTGATAACATCGATAAATTACGCCAAGCACGTAATGCTGAAATCGCTAAAATTGATGAGAATATTACAGCACTCGTAAGATTTGAATTACAAAATGAAAAAGCAAAACAGGCAACACAAAGCTTGAAGCAAGAAATTGAAAAGATACCTGAGATCAAGCCGCCCAAAGATTTACAAGCAACCACTGAGCAAGTGAAAAACTTAGCAAGTGCTGAATCAAATCGAAACTCAGTACTGGCACAAACATCACAAGCACAAGACACCGTTAATCAGTCACTTGGACAATACAAAACTGAATTAGCTAACACCAGTGCTGCTGCCAGCCAATCATTTACATCACAACAACAATTGGCACAAGGTCATCAGCAGCAATTAGCTGGGATCTTTAAAAATGGCTTCTTCTCTTTCATTGATAATGGCTTTAATGGCATGGTGGATTCATTCCAAAATGCCTTATTCCAAATGGCAAGGCAAGCGGCAGGCTCTGAACTCAACAGTTTATTTGGTTTGGGTGGTGGTGCAGGAGGAGGTGGTGGATTATTCAGCTCCATCTTTGGCGGTGGAGGTGGTGGCGGTTTATTGGGAAGCATTTTTGGTGGTTTCTTTGCAGCAGGTGGCCCTGTGGCTCCAGGCCGCCCTATTTTAGTCGGGGAGCAAGGCCCAGAGCTTTTTATGCCGAGACAATCAGGCAATATTGTTCCTAACGGGCAATTACGCGGTACCGGTGGAGACACTGTGATTAATATGCATATCTCAACACCCGATGCCAATTCATTCAGGCGCAGTGAAGGCAATATTGCCGCACAACTAGCAACCCGTATGAATCGCGCCAAGAGGAATTTGTAAATGGCTTTTATGGAAACTCCGCGCTTTCCGACAGACATTAATTATTCTGTTGTGGGTGGCCCGATGTATAAAACCCATATTGTGGTGAAAAATTCAGGCTTTGAAAATGCCAATTCGGTTTGGCCTGAAGGACGGCATGAATACGATGTTGTTTATGCGGTCAAAGACCAAACAACGATTGAATCATTACTCGATTTTTATCATGCGATGAAAGGTCGATTCCATCAGTTTCGCTTTAAAGACTTTTCAGATTATAAGTCAGTGCCGGTGGATAGTAGCATTTCAGCGCTTGATCAACCGATGCAGGGTGATGTGGATGGAGTTAATGCTACGTTTCAATTGCAAAAGCAATATAGCCAGGGGACATTTGCAACGATTCGGACCATTCGAAAGCCAGTGACTGGGACTACGATTGTTGCCATTAGTGGCGTGCAAATCATACCGACGCAATTTTCTATAGACATAACCACGGGGATCGTGACATTTAACACTGGAGATAGCGATGTGATCACAGGTGCGACCAATGCTAACCCCTGCGTGTTAACTGCCAATAACACCTTATCGACAGCTAGCACCATTTATATTTCAGGGGTTGTGGGCATGACGCAACTTAATGGCAATCGATATAACATTCTCATCCGCACATCAACGACAATTACCATTGATGTCGATAGCACCAGCTTTGGCACTTATATTTCTGGTGGTCAATTTAATAGCCTGCCTGAAACAGGCGAAACAGTAACAGCGGGATTTGAATTTGATGTGCCGGTGCGCTTTGTTGATGACAAGCTGCCGATCTCTATCGATAGTCCTAACACGCGCACGGTGCAATCGCTGCCATTGATTGAGGTACGTGTCTAATGGCGAAATCACTTGATCCCAATATGCAAGCACACCTAGACAGTGGCGCAATGACGTTGGTGATGTGTTGGA